ACAAGCTCGGTGTCGTCCCTTCCGTCACTGATAGTTTAACACAACAAAATGAAAAAGTCAACGACATTATAAATAAAAACGGAAGCAGAACCGAATCAGCCATTAACTCCAAGGCTGCCGCCTCTGCTTCCAAAGATAGTGTACCCAATAAAGCAAAAAAAGTCAACAGCAAAGTAGCAGATAGTAAGGGAGATATAAAAATGAGCTTTTGGAATTCAAAAGCAAAAGGAGACGGCTGTATGAAGAAAAAGTTGAATTTGTTAAAAGCGTTCGGGGTTTTTGACGAAGATCCTCAGAAATTAAAAGAAACAGAGGATATCGTTAGCGATTTTGAAGCAAAGCTGATTACAAAAGATGAGGGAAACGAAAAATTAAAAAGTATCCTTGTTGCAGAACTTGGGCAAGAAAAAGCAGAAGCGATATTGGCTGCTTTGAATGCAGAAGATGCTCCTGTTAATGATGAGCCTGCTCCGGTTCAAAAGAAAGATGAAGAAGAAAAAATTGATGTAGAAAAAATTAAATCAGAGGCAAAAGATGAAGCGAAGAAAGAATTTTTAGAAATTCAAAAAGCAAAAGATGTTACAGAAGCTTTTATAGGTAAAGTTGCAGTTCAGGATAGCGCAACTGCCTATTATCAGATGGGGTGCAAGGCTCTTGGCGTGTCTGTGCAAGGTTTATCAGATGCAGAAGTTAAAGCAACCTTTTTTGGCGCAAGTGCTGTAGCTGCAAAGAAAGTTGAAAAAACATCAATAGCAATGGATTCTGCGGCAGTGCAGAAATCAAGCAAAGATATTGATGATATTTTTGATAGAACGCCCAAGAAATCTTATTAAGTAAAAAAAACAAAGAGGAGAGAAAATTATGATAGGTCAAAAACAAGTTTGCCGTTATCCCGTTTTAGGTGTTGAAGGATCGCTTGGAACTTCGTCTGCGGTCAATCCGCTTGAAGCAGTTCCGGGTGCAAGAGCAGTAGGCTTAGTGTATGCAGGCAGATGGGTATGGGGCGCAGCTTTGCCTGAAGGCGCAAAGACTGACGGAGTTGTGCAGCGTTTCGTTGCAAACGCAGGGACAGGAAAGCCGTTAGGCATTTCTTATCGCAACATTGTCGGGACATTGCCTGCCGACGAAACTGCGTTAAATGCTTATCAAGACGGTCATCCTGTGCCGACAATGAAAGCAGATTCAATATGGGTAAAGACAGGAACTGTTGCAACATTAGATCAAAAGGTTTTTGCTGTTAATGCTGACGGGACAAGTAAAACCGGAGCAGCAGGAGCAACTGTAGAAGGTGCAGTTGAAACTGATTGGAAAGTTGTTGCGTTGCAGTCAGACGGAGCGATTGGGGATTTGATTTTAATTTCCAAAATATAAGAATAAATACAAAGAGTTTAAGGGAGAAAGGATAATAACAATGGTAATGAAAAATTACAGACAAGAGTTAAAAGACAGAGGCATTGACATAGACGGACTTAAAGGCGTTTTAGCAAAAGACAGCGTTGTCTTGGATGCTGATACTGGACTTCCCACAGGAGTAACTGCTGCAAACGTATCAATTCCTGTTGAATTGCTGACATATTTTGATCCGAGGGTTATTGAAATACTTTGGGCGCCAAGAAACGCCACAAAATTGTTCTCAGAAATTGTGATTGGCGATTGGACAATGGAATCTCGTAAATATCAGTTGTCCGAAATTTGCGGTAGCGTAGCGCCTTACGGCGATTTCAGCGATAACGGAGAAGCTGACATCAATGTCAACTTTATTCCGCAGGATATCTTTCGTTTTCAAACGACGATAAAATACGGAGATTTGGAAGCTGCAAAAGCGGCTATTGCAAAAGTTATGTTGATTGCAGGCAAACAGAAATCAGCCAATGCTTTGCTAAGCATTATGGCAAACAAGATTTATATGTACGGCATATCAGGATTGAATATTTTTGGAATTTTAAATCATCCTTTGCTTCCTGCGTCTCTTACTCCTACGACAGGCAACAGTACAGGAGCAACTGATTGGGTAGATAAAACAGCAGACGAAATTTATGAAGATTTCGTTAAGACGATTGCTGACATAATCAAAAAATCCGGCGGCTTAGTGACTGCAAATGACAGATTTATTACGGGTTTATCCAATAACTTAGTGCCGTATCTCAACAAGCAGAATATGTATGGTATTTCAGTTTTGGATATGGTTAAGAAAAATTATCCAAGCCTTGAATTTGTTTCCGTACCTGAATTTCAAGTTGAAGCCGGCGAGTATATGTATATTCACGCGGTGGAAGTAATGGGGCAGCCTACAGGAGAATGTGTTTCTACACAGAAATTAAGAATGTTTCCTGTTATACCCGGGCTTTCTTCTTATCGCCAAAAAGCAGCAGCTGCAAGTTTAGGATTTTCACTTTATATGCCTTTTGCTCTTAGCAGAATGCTTGTAGGATAGTATAAGTTTTTGGGGAAGTGTGTTATATTGCTTCCCCAAATAAACACAAGAGGCAATGCCTCAAGGGAGAAATAAATATGGGAAACAAAACAGATGAAAGGTTAGAACTTGAAAGGCAGGCAAATGAACTTGGTATAGTTTTTCCGCCTAACATTGGCGACAAAAAACTTCAAGAAAAAATAGACGCAGTTAATGCGGAAAAAGCAGAAACCGCCAATCCTGATGACAAAGATAAGGAAAATGAGATAGAACCTGTTGTGCCAAAAGAAAACCAAAAAATGTATGCCTATTGCCGAGTTCTTGGCGGAGTAAAAATAGATTATATTGATGCGGACGGCAAAAAGAGCATAATTTTAAAAAGCGGTAAAAAAGTTGCTGTTGCCGGAGATAAGCAAACTTTTAAGTTTGATCTTAATATCTCAGAGTATGGAGTAACGCAATTAACTCCGGAAGAATTCAAAGTTGCAAATAATGCTGTTTCAAAAACAAAAATGTTTAAAAAGTTTTTTGTCTTTTTTGCGGCAACAAAGGACGAAGGCGATACCAAGGCTGCTGCTTGCATAAAAGTCAGAGAAACGACAGGCGTTGAACCTCTTACAGAGGATCAGCTTATTAAAGAAATTAAAAGATTTACGGAAGATAACTAATGGCTCAACAATGGATATTTGACAAGGCTAAATTCATTTTATTGTTTCCGGAATATGCAATTATTCCTGATGCGTTATTTGAATTTTTTGCGTTAACAGCAGAGACTATGTTTAATCCTCAACAATTTGCAATTCCAATAGAGAAATGGGATGTCTTTTATTTTTGGTTGATTGCTCATTTAATTGCGATTCATCAGCGCGGATCAGACGGCGGAGTTGGTTCTATTGCTTCCGCAAGCGAAGGCAGCGTTTCGGTAAGCTATAACGCAGCTGTTATTAAAGACGGAGCATTCTGGAATCAAACAAACTACGGACAAATGTTTTGGCGATTGATACGTCCATATCTTTCGCCAAAATTTGTTTCAGGAAAGCCAAGCGGAGTTTTGTGATGGGTGAAAATATCGTATTTAAGCCAGCGCCAAATTTTAAGTTTTTTGATAAGACGCTTCGTTCTCTTGCAAAACGTTTTAACGGACTTTCTGTTGAGATTGGAGTGTGGGAAAATAAAGGCGGCGGAGTCTTTAAGCGATACAAAGAAAAACGAAATAAAAAAGGTAAACGCAGAGCGTTTGTGATGGAATCTGTTACAAAAACGAGCGAAATAAACAATGCGACAAAAGCTTTATACAACTGCAAAGGTGTGCCTGAATTAAATATACCGCCGAGGGATTATCAGACGCAGGCAATAGAAAAATATAAAAGAGTATGGGGAAAAGATATAAAAAAACTCTTAAAGAAAAAAAATATGACTGATGTGCAAATACTAAAGGTCATTGGACATAAGGCGGTAGCACATGTTAAGAACACTATTAAAAGCGGAAATTTTGCCAAAAACAAGACAAGTACAATTATAGCCAAAGGCGGCAAGGATACTCCATTAAGAGATAGCGGTGATTTATTTCATAGTATCGCGCATCAGGTTGTAAATAAAAGAGGCGATGTTGTCAAATGAATTTAAGAAAGATTGCTAACGCATCAACCAAAATAGTTAATAAAAATGTGGAAGTCACTGTAAGAAAATACAGTAGCCATACAATTGCTAAAAATGGAAAAATAGAAAATGATTATGAAGAGATAGCAACGATTGCACAGATTCAGCCGATTAGCAGCTTTAAGCTGCAGCATCTTGAAAACTATGTGCAAGGCGCAGTATATAAAGCATTTTATCTTAATGGCGATTTTAGAGGACTTAACCGTAAGCATGGCGGAGACTTCATTAAAGTAGGTCCGGATGTTTATGAAGTAATAGAACAACCTGAAGGTTGGGATTTAACATCAGGATGGACAAAAGTTATAGGAGTTTTACAGTGAACATAACTATAACGCAAGATTTAATTTTTACTTCAGTAATAAGTTATTTGAAAGAATTGACGGGATACGATCAAGAACATATTCGCAGAGCTTTTCAAGACAATATTGGCGTGCCTGAAGATTATCCGTATGTATATGTAACGCTTTTAAATCCAAAGAGAAACGCTACTAATGAGCATAAGTATGACTCTCAATCAGAAGGTATGATTGTCAAAACAAGTATGCTTCTAGACGTACAGTTGGATTTTTATGGGCAAGACAGTATTGATCAAGCAAATATCGTCTGTCAGCTTTTCAGAGATGAATTTAGTGTAAATTTTTTTCAAGACAGCGGGTTAGTTCCATTAGATTCAGATGATGTAATAGGCAACGTAGGCAGTGAAGACGAAAACTCAAATTGGAAAATTCGCAATATTTTAACATTGCATTTTAATATACATCCGGAAGTTGTTGCTCCGCAACAGTTTTTTGATTCAATAAATTTAATAAGTTCGCAGATTGATGCAAAGAAAAAAAATGATGTCGTAATAAATATATAGGGAGAAGGAGAGGATAATATGTCAAGCGTGTCAACAAGTAGATTTGTCAATGTCATACCGCAGCTTATTGCAGCAAGAGGTTCAGGGTTTGAACTAAACGGATTGTTATTGAGTAAAAACGCAACGTTGCCTATTGGTAATGTGTATCGTTTTGAAAGTTTGGACATGGTAAGAGCCTATTTTGGCAATACTTCAGATGAAGCTATTTTTGCACAAAAATATTTTGCGGGTTTTGACAGTGCAACAAGAAAGCCTGCGGCATTGCTTGCGGCTTATTACAGTCTCGGACAAGAAGCCGGATGGCTTCGCAGTTCAAAAGGTGCGTTAAAACTTTCTGATTTCAGAGATATGACCGATGCCGGCGTTACGTTTGTAATCGGCGGATTGTCGTATGTTGTCAACGGGTTAGATTTTTCACAAGCTAATTCTTTTAGCGAGATAGCCGCAATAATGCAAACCGGATTAAACGCAATAGCTGATGCGCCTGTCTCGGCAGCCAATGCAAGTATCGTTTTTTCATCACAGATAGATGAGTTCATTTTAACAGCGGGTGCATCCGATGAATCCGGGCTTATGGGATATGCGATATCCGACGGCGTTTCAGATTCAGATTTGTCAAAGATTTTTTCACAAGAGAGCGGCGCAGTACTGTCAGTAGGGCAATCTGAAAACACTACCCAAGACGCATATATGGATAATATTAAAAAACAGACTTTAAATTGGGTGACATTTGCAAAACTTTGGGAATATGAGGAATCTGAAGATTTAGGCTTTGCCGTTTGGGCTTCAACCCAAAATTCAAGATTTGCGTATGTTGAGCATGATAGAAATATTGATTCAACCAATCCAAACGTAGAGACATCTTTTGCTGACCTTATTGCAAAGCAAGGGATTAAAAATGCGTCAGCTAATTATGGCGGATTTGAATTAGTAGCTTTTGTTATGGGAACAGTAGCATCTATTAATTTTACATTAAAGGACGGGAAAATAACGCTTGCTTTTAAACAGCAGGGCGGACAAGAAATAACTTGTGATAATGACGACGATTACGATGCGTTAACCGGTAAAGGTTATAATGCATACGTTAGAGATTCTACGGCTAACGATATGTTTACAGGGTACCAGAGAGGTACGGTTTCAGGTGATTACGGGTTTATGGATTCACTTGTAAATCACATATGGATTAACGACTCATTGCAGGTATCACTTAGGAATCTTTTGGCTCGTAAAAATTCATTGCCATATAACGGCATCGGATTAAACAGTATTCATAACGCAATTGCTCCCGTCATTGAGCAAGCAAAATATAACGGAGTTATAAGCGTAGGCGTAGAATTAGACGCTGATATTATCTCTGCAGTTGTATCTGAAACGGGAATAACTGATATAGCAGATACGCTGTTTGCGCAAGGTTGGTATTTGTTGGCGCGCAATCCCGGTTCTGCTGCCCGCGCAAAAAGGGAGTCTCCGATATTGAGATTTTATTATTGCGATGGAGGAAGTATACAGAAAATAGATTTGCCTTCAACGGTTATTAGGTAAAAAAGGAGAATACAAACATGAACCCAAGAAATATAACAGCAGCAAATTCAAGTATGAACGCAGCAAGCGTTTTAGGCGAAATCGTTTTTGAAGGATATTCTGCAGATAATGCTTTTTCATCTGAAAATGTAACAGGCGTTGAAACAAAGATAGGCGTTGACGGAATAATGTCAGCAGGGTATGTTCCTACAATAAAAACGCACAATGTAACACTTGAAGCGTCTTCAAGCACAATTCCGATTTTAATGAATTTGGCGCAGTTGTGCGAGGCTACCAAAATGCCTCAAATTATGGCGTTTTCAATAGAGATTCCTGCAGTTAGCTTGAGATTTTTATTTACCGCATCTTTAACGTCATGGCCGCCAATTTTAAGCGCTACAAGAATGCTGGAGCCGGCACAGTTTGGCTTTCAGTATTCCGATGTTGTTGCCGTACCTATGTAAAAATTGTTAAGGGAGATTTTTATGCGCAGGCAAAAGACAATAGTAACCAAGTCGCAAGATTATTCAATTTCTATTATTTCAGAAGATGGAAAAGAGACAACAAAAACAGATTTTATTGATTTCGGCAGAGATAACGAAAAAGTGTTTAGGTTTACGGAATTATCAGCGTTAGCACTTGAGCGTTGGTCAATAAAGTTGAATGCTCTTGTGGAAAAAACATCAAAAGTAAAGGTATCTGCCGATGTTTCTGACCTTGCAAAAAAACATTCAGTAACCGCTGCTACGGTTGCTCTTATGAAAGAAGAATCTTTCAGTATGATTGACTACATTGATGTGTTCAACGAGCTGCTTTATAATTACGAATTTTTTGATAAAGCGCGCAACATGTATATCTCTATTACTCCTAATAATATAGGAGACTATATAGAAGAAATCAATACTGTTGGTTTCTTGAGAGAACAGGCAATGAGGTTTCTCAATTTTTTCAAGAACGGCGGCAATACCGATACTACGAAAGCAATCGGGCAGTAGCCGCCGTATATTACACAGCAAACATAGCGTCAATATACAGCACCTTGATTGCCGAGAAGATAGCAACACTTAAAGAATTGGAAGAATATTACAGTTATGGAGATGTGCTTGATATGATTGAAGTATTATCTGTTAAAAACAGTAATGAAAATTACATAAGAGAGAAGAAATAAAGAGGCAGTAAATGGTTGGTTTTAATAAAGCTGTTAATAGCAAAGCATTAGACGATGCTGAATTTGAAAGAAAGGACTGATGGATCCATAAGATTTCATCGCATAAACCATACGTTAGAAATGGCAGGGAAACAACATATAGTTTCTGTTCTTATTGGTGAAGATATGAGCGGTAAGAAATTTTATAACTTAAATCCGAATACCGAAGAATATTTTACAAAAGACGAAGCCCTCAGGGTTACCTTGCAAATCAGGACCGAGAGGACTTCTAATAAAAGTATAGCTTATGATTGTGAAGATGTCAACATTATAATTTTTGACGCAGAATATATTTTAGAAACGCAAAATGGAATAGACGAAATATTTAGTAAATTTCCAATAAGAGGATATTAACAATGTCAAGCGGGCAAGTGATAGATAAATATGCGTTTGACTTACTTTTAAATTCAAAACAGTTCTTGCAAGGAATTACTCAAGCAACAAAATCTGTTTCTGCTTTTAAGTTGGTTGCCGTATCTGCAGCTTTTGTTACAGGGGCAGCAGTTTTTGCAAAGTCGCTTATAAATCAATACACCAATATTTCTAGATCTGTCGGACGGTTATCAGAATATACCGGAGAGAGCATGCAGAATTTGCAGGCTTGGCAAATAGCTATAAGAGATTCCGGTGGCGACATGAAAAACTTTGACGCTACTATATCCATGTTGAATGATGATATGGCTAACATTGCCAACTTTGGTGAAGGTAAAACGTGGGGAATGTTTGCAAGGCTTGGGATTGGCATTTATAAAGCTAACGGAGAACTTAAAGAGGGTACAGAACTTCTTGGCGAATTGGGAAGCACGATGGCAAACCTCTCAATGCCTGACCGTGAAAAAGTCAATTATATGCGCGCTATGGGTATTGATAACGACACTATTCATTTGCTGCTTGATAGCGGAAAAAACATTGACAAATTAACTAAAGGACTTCAAGAAAAAGCGTTGGCAACACAACAAGATTATGAAAACGTAAAAAAATACGATAAAGCGGTAAGCGGATTAAGGCAAGAATGGCTTAAATTTATTTTTACTGCGGCTCCGCCTATGACTAAATTTTTAAATGAGAATATGCCTAAAATCACAGCCGGAATTACTAATTTCATAAATAAAAACGGAAAAGAATTAGAAGCTTTTTTTAAAGGTTTGATTGAATTGACAGAAGAAATGTTACCTATGTTTAAGTCGCTTGTCGGAACATGGCAGGCTCTTCGTAAGTTTGCTGATAAGCCGTCTCAAAAATTCGGAGAATTTATTTATGATATTGTTCATAGTAAAAAGCTAGAAGCCGTCGGTGGTTTTGGCGTAAGCGGAGTAAGAGGAGTATTAAATGATGCTATGCCCGGCGATGCTAATGAATCTAAGCGAAAAGCTATTGACGAAAGTTTCGTTAAAACAAACACTGTTATTATGGATACAATAAACCCGATGAATCTAATTAAAGGGCTTAGCAATAGCATATCAAAAACCGTATCAGTGCAAAATATCAATATTAATGCACAATCCAATGATGTTGTTGGTATTGCAAATGAAGTTCCAAAAGCTATTAACAGAATTGATTCTTTGAGGGACAATTAATATGCAATTACTTTCTGCGCTATCGCAAATAACAAAACTTATTCCGGGATACAGATGGACTATTGTTGACGATAATAAAGCCGGACAATTCTTTTTACGAGCGATCGCATCTTTTGATAGCTTTTTGGGGTGGAAATACGACAAAAGTCATGACGTTTCTGAATATCCTTTAGAGAATGGCTCTTTTCGTTCATACAACAAAGTATTAAAACCATTTACAGCTACGGCAATACTTGTTAAAAGCGGACTGAATTTACCTTTTCAAAAAAAAGCATTTTTAGATAAATTAGAAGAATATTGCAACACAACAAAATTAGTGTGCGTGATTACACCTCAAGGTGTATACCGCAGTTTAACAATAACGGGTATAAGCACAAATAATGATTCTTCAAACAATCCGGGAATGGTTGTTGCTAATGTGTCATTGAAAGAAATTCAAACGCAATTGTCTATATCTTCAGGAATGATAAATCCGTCAGATAGTAACCTTTTAAGTTCTTCAAATAGAGGGATATTGCAGTTGGGGATAAATTAAATGTTAGACAGATCAAGAGTAGTTTCATTAAGCGCTGTCGCTTCTCAAGATTTCAGGATTTTATTAAATAATCAATTTTGCAGAATTAAAATATATCAAAAAGACGAGAGCGTTTTTTGCGATTTGTATGTTGATGATGTAGCTATATGGACCGGAACCAAAGCAATTACAGGTACCGGTATTAAGCCTGTTGCGCATTTAGCTTTTGCCGGAGATTTGATTTTTAGAGATTTGAATGGTAACCGGAATCCGCATTTCTCAGGATTTTCTACAAGGTGGTTTTTAGAATATGTCATTTGATATGCGTGAATTTTCTATCACTCTTATGCGCCCGAACGGGACCGGAGCGCCCTACACTAAAACATTTCATTGCGGCGGTAAAGATGGATTCAAAGCGGATGTTGTTGTTGAAGAAGGCGGAATGCCTAGTAAGGTAGGTTGTTCTTTTACAATCTATGGAGTTAGCGAAAAAACGGTTGATGAGTTTACTTCGCTTGTTTATTTGCCTAGAACGTTCAACAGATATAATCAAGTTATTATTACTTGCAACGGACAAAGTGTTTTCAAGGGTACATTAACTAGTATTTTTGGAAATTATGGTGCTGCACCAAATATTGTTCTTTCAGGAATAGGCATATTAGGGATTGTGGAAAGCATTGAGCAGCAAAAGCAAAGAGCGATTAATGCTGAAGATAAGATGTTGTTAAACGATGCGTTTGCTTTGCTTGCAAAAGATTTAGGGTTTAGTTTTGAGTGGAATCCGAGCGTGACAGGAATTTGCAATACGACAGTGCTGCAGGGGACATATCATGATCAGATACAACAGCTTGCAAGAGAAAACGATATTAACCTTGTTATGTATGATTTTGTTGTAAGAATTGCGTCTCCAAAAGATGCGCCGGTTAATAGAACTCCAATCTTAATATCTCAGGATACAGGATTGATAGGTTATCCGACATTTATTGCGGACGGATTAAAGTTCAGGACGTTATATAACCCACAACTGCATATAGGATGCGTTGTCAATGTAAGAAGTATTGTTGCTAAGACTTCGGGTTCATGGTGCGTAAGAAAAGTTACAAGCAGCTTATCCGTATTGCCAAATGGCAAATGGGAACAATCTGTTGAATGTTATTTGCATGGAAGGAATTTAGATGACTGATGAAATAAAAACGCCTAAAGGCGCAAATGTTGATAATAATATGTATAACCTCATTGATTATTTAATTACAAAAAAAATGAGTTTCTTAAATACATTCAAGCTGTGTAAAGTTGTCGCCGTTAACGACGATAAAACGATTGACGTTAAAAATATGATTTTAGAGCAAGATGCGAACGGGCAAGAGATTGAAAGTGTCATATGGAAACGATTACCTAAACTACAGACTCAAGGAAGCAAGGCTGCATTTATTATTGAATATAAAGTTGATGATATTGTCTTATGCGGTTTCTGTGACAGAGATTATTGGGCTGTTAGAAGAAACGGCAAACAAGAAACCGCTCCCTTGCATCCAACGATCACTCCCTTATCGTCAGGTGTTGTTTTGGGGGCGGTTTTGTTTGATGAAGCAAGTAAGTACATAAAGATTACCGATGATGGTATTGAAATTGTTGGAGATGTTAGCATAACTGGGGATTTGTCTGTGAGTGGAGATTTGTCAGCAGATGGCAAAATAGTTTCAGGTGGAGCTATGGAGGCAGGAAACGGAGCAACAGGAACTTTTGTAGATACTGGACAGGGTGCGTCAGGAAAAACGTTGACAATAACTAAAGGCATAATAACGCAGGTGGAATGATGGCAAGTTTAAAATTAAATATTCTTAGTTGGGATTTGGATGTTGATTCAAGCGGAAATTTAGCGTTGAGCAATGAGGGTGATGAAACAATTGCTCAAGATGTTGCAGTTGCTGTTAGAGTGTGGCTGGGTGAAAGCTATTTTGACACGACTTTTGGAGTTCCATATCGTGAGATTCTTGCTCAAAGACCGGCGCAAGAGCTTGTAATGTCGCTAATTGCCGATACTGCCAAAACTGCGGCAGGAGTGGAAAGTATTGATGTTGAACTTGATAGTTACGATAAATCAAGAATTCTTACAGGCAAAATAAACATTAACGGAGATATCAATGTCAGAATCTAACAAAGGTATTACATGGACACCGCAGGGGATAGAGATAGCAGATCCCGATGATATCATGCGCGATCTCAAACAAATATTCATTGATGCTTTTGCATTGCAAGGTAAAAGTATAAACATGGATAAACTTCATACTCCCCAAGGGCAAATTGCTAGTTCTTTGACGGCTGCAATAAATAATAAGAATATTGATGTTTTGAAAATTGTTTCAAATTTTGACATAGACAAAGCGGAAGGAATTTACCTTGACGCACTATGTAAATTATCAAACATATTCCGCATTGCAGCGTCTCCAACTCTTGTTGAAGTCATATGTAGAGGGCTTTCAGGTATTGTTATTAACGGTAAAAACAGCGCAAATCCAAGCAGAGTGTCAGATATTTCCGGAAATACTTATGTTGCTAAAGAAAGCATGACAATAGCACCCGGCGGGACAGTTGTTGTTATTTTTGAAAATGAGCGGCCGGGTGCTATTGAATGCCTTGCCGGCAGCATATCAACAATAGAAACAAGGATAACAGGATGGGACAGTGTTGAAAATGCAAACGACGGAATTATGGGAAATAACGTAGAAAGTGATGCCGCATTACGAATAAGATTTAAGGCTTTACGCTCATCTGTTCTTAATCCAATAATTAGCAAACTGCAAAATAGAGTATTGCAAATCCCGGACGTTATTGATGCTGTTGCTGTTCAAAATAACACTAATCAACCTAATACTATTTTTGGATATACATTAATTCCAAACAGTTATGCTGTTAGTGTATTGGGCGGATCCAATGCAGATATAGCGCTTGCGATACTTATATATGGTCTTTTGGCTAGCCAAAATGGAAACACGGTAGAGTCAGTAGCTGATGAAAATAACAATATATATTATCCAATGAGATTTATTCGTCCGGACAGATTAGATTATTTTTTTAGAGTAAATATTATAGACAATCCTACTTTACCGTCAAGCATAGATGAGATGATTAAAGATGCGATATATGACAATTTTTATAGTGAAAGAGTAAGAATTGCATCAACTACTTTTAATAGTCGTTTTTTTGCCGCGTTGCAAAATTCATTTGCTGACACAAACATCAGCCTTGATGTTACGGATATTAAGATTGCCGTGCAGCCTAATGGTGGATCTAAAACGCCTTATTCAAACAGTGCAGTTTGTAACTTGAATCAATATCCAAGTTTGTCTAAATCAAACATAGAGGTAATCATAAGTGCATAATTTTGACGTAAAGAAAACTATCTTAAGTCAGTTTCAAAATGCCAAAACGATGACTCATATTTTGCAAGAGACATCTAAAATGCTAGCGATTGGCGTTGAAGAAATTGTAGATAATTTGATGGATATAGATAAAGCCGAAGGTGTCTTTTTAGAAAACTTTGGAAAAATATTTGGCGCAAGAAGAGAGATTAGAAATATTTACAATGCGGGCAACGATTTTGGGTTTGACAGTATAGAATTTTATGGATTTGACGAACATGGCGGAACCTTTGACAACAAAGCGGCGCTTGGAGATACTATTTTGTTGAACGATGTAGCGTTGCGCTCGTATATTAAAATGAAAAGTTTAGAATCCGACGGAAGTATATATGACATCAATAAAAACTTAAAGACTATATTTGGACACAGAGGAACATCGTGGGTAGAACTTACATCAGGTATGGATATTGCATTAATTTTTTCTTTTGCACTAGAAGTTTATGAGATAAATCTTATCTTAAATGGAGCGTTTGATTTACCGCCCGGATACCATATATCAATTGTTCAGGTATATACATAAGCAGGATATTTTAAAAAACTTTTAAAGGGGTATATTTATGGTATGGCGTTTTATAAAAACTATTTTTGGCAACAATGCAGACAAGCGAGATATTCCGCTAAATACTGATATCTCAAATCCAAATGGCGTAGACTATGAGAATGGGTTACCGCCAATCACATCTGAACCCAAAATGTCCGGAGGATTGCCGCCCAAACGTGCTGATTTCAATGAGTTGTTTTCAATAATACTTGGAAATTTATTTTATTTGCAAGGCGGACAATATCCCACCTTTGACGTAAAAATGACGCAAAGTCCAAACAACGGATATGCAAATAACGCTATTTTATGGTCAGAAGCTCAAGTGTGTTTTGTGCGTTCTACTAAAAACAATAATAAAGACAATTTTGTATCAACGCCGTCATACATCGGTACAAGTTGGAAGAAAGTTAGTGTCTCTGATATCTCGCAGCTAGAACCGGCTTTTACAAAAAACACAGCATTTAACAAAAATTTTGAAACCACTGCAAGCAATATAAAAATGAATGGAACATCCTCTTTGGGAAATCTGTTGACATTGCCGAAATCTGACCATGTCCACCCGTCAGACACATCAAGAGAGGCGGTGCATTCAACATCTTCAACTTCTAATATAGAGAGAGTGCCAACAAATCCCGGGCAGTTTCATGAATATGCTGCTTTCGTAGAAAAAATAAGGGCGCAGAATGCAAATAATAGCTATCAAATGGTTTTTAACTTGGGTACATCTGCAAATACAAAATATTTATATATTCCTGCTGATTCCTCCGAGAGATTATTTACTGTCGTTATTCGCAGAAATTCAGGACAATTTATTTCTTTTATTTTGAGTTGGAAAGGTAATATTCAAGGAATAAATGTTATCGGTTCAAGTTTATCTGACAATAGTAGCGTTGCTATTGCAACAAGTTCTACTAGCACGCCGGGCTTTTGCATAAGAGTAGTTCCAACCGGTTCAGGTACCGGTAATGATGTGGATATTGCCATTTTTGAAGTGTCTAAACTTTATCCCGTAGGGCGTAATTCGTGCGTTATCACTAACAATGGAACAACTCCCGCAGATTTGGGGCAGTTTAAAGACATTGCTCAGCTAAACCGTGATTATGGTCCATCTCCCAAATATACTCAGTTGTGGAACGGAGATTCATGGAATACAACGATAAATTTATCACAAGCATTTACTAACTTTGACGCTCTTTGCTTAATAGGAAACGAAAATGGTTTCAATGAAGCGAGGGTTGTAGATGTGGAAGTTTTCGCGCTATTGCAATCTTTTTCTGTTTTTTCAAACAGATATTTATTTATACCCGGATATGGAAACCGTAAAATATGCCTTGAATTTAATTCAAATAATACTACAGTTGTGCTTACAAACGAAGGTATGGCACTTAACAGAATTTACGGTATAAAAAAATACATTACGCCGGCAGGATTATAAAAAGGAGATTTTATGATTTTAAAAATTATTCAGGGAGAAGCAGTCAGGGATTTTGGAACTTGTCATCAAATTGCAGGAGAAAATAAAAAGATTTTACAAATTAGTAATTTAACGTCGGGAAGTATAACGATTTATGCTAGTAACGGCGACGATTTTTGGGAAATAGCGCAGTTTAAAGACGGTTCAGATATGGTTTTTACTGCAAACACACAAGTACGTTTGGATGTCGGAAATTATCGCATTAAAGCCGAAGGTGAAGCAAATGAAGACGTAAAAATTAGATTAAGCTAGAGAGGTATAAATATGAAAATAGGAACTAAAGGCATAGGGGAAGTTGTTGATGATGCGGGTGGCGGCAGCGGTTTTGATACCGCAGAAACCATACAAACTTTGCTTGATAAAGGCGTTCAACCCCCTATCACTGACACTGATATTGTGCCGTCTGTTTCCAAACTCTACGGCGTAGATGATAAAGTTTCCGTGTCTGATGTAAGTTTAGTTGCCGGCGCTGAAACTTCCGCCGGAAGCGTTCAATTACCCAACTTTATTTTAAGAGGCTCAATAGTTGCCGACAGCGGAAGTGATTTAATTGTTTTCGGACAGAATAAATTGTTGCGAAAATTGTCTTATTCGTACGATATTTTAATTCAAACAACTGCTCCTGAAGTTTCTGTTGATACTCCTAGAGCAATGTATGCTGATAATCAATATGTTTTTATTTGCGAGTCTAGAGCCATCACGGTTTATAATAAATCAGATTTATCTTTTAATTCAAGAATTACACTTCACGCTTCTTACGACAGCAGAAGCTATGTGTATAAACACAACAAAATATACGGTTGTTGGGGAACTTCTGCTGCGCAATCTAATATTTGGATTTTTGATTGCTCTGCATTAACAATCACCACAAAAGCAACTAATACAATATCAGGTATGACTAGCAATTACGCTAATAGTGTCAGCGTTGATGATGACAACGTTTATATGTATGTTGCCTCATCTACTTATGTGTTTAAGTTATTGATGAACGGTTGGGCAGCTTCGGGAACATACAGCGGACATTCAAATTTCAATAATATTGTTCACTACAAAAACACATCAAACGTTGATATGGTGTTTGCAACACGAGCATCTTCACCATACAGGGTTTTAATAACTGCAAGTTCTATGGCTATGTCTTCTTCAGGAACTTTAACGAATACAGGAATGGGAAATGCAAATATATTAAAGTCTATAGGTCAAAGTGTTTATAGTATGAACACTAACTATTATTTGGCTATTATAGCAGGCACGGGAAATTGGGTCAGTAATTCTTATCAAGCAAACGGCTGTTTTTCACAAGACAATGCTTATTTGTTTTCTGTTGCAAATTCATCGTATTTAGTGGCAAGGTATGCTCGCAATACGACTTCTCCTGTCATAGACGGTAAAACAGCGTCTTCTTACTCTTATTTATCAAATGATAAGGCTTTATTGATATACAGTTCAAACGAAAATAAAACAATTTATTTTGATTTGCTGACGAGAACTTACACAATATATCCATATAGGCTAAGTATAGGTTCAGAGTTGCTTGGGTTTGACAGTCAATTTATATGGCGCAAAGATACTCCTAATTCGCTTAGCAAATTAGATTTAACTACAGGTTCTGTGCTTTTTTCTCAATCAATAGACACTTCGGGGTTTTCTGATTCTACCTGCCATTTTGTGAAGTGTAAAAATGCTGACAGCATTGCCGTGTTAGCTAATTTATCACAAGAGGCTTATGTAGGAACGTTAAATTCTAACGATTTATCTTTTGAAATGTCTATGAGAACCACAGACTATCGTATGTCTGTGTACAGCATCTCAAACGCTGTATATGCAAAAAACGTTATAGGTTTGGGAGAAGTTATGGCTTTTGCGGCAGATTATAACTATTTCTACATAACGTTTTCGGGAATGGATCCGCAAGTCCAACAGTTATATTTTTCTGTTCCTTATCCTAGCAACGTATCAGTAGTTGAAAACAGGTTATTGTTTGCCGTTGAAGATTCTAATTATGCAATAACGACTTATGACAGGTCAAAAACCGCAACTTTACCTTTTGTTATAGGTTCAACTCTTGGAGATTTAATCATAGACAATGTAAGAACTGTTATGACTATAGATTTAATTATTCTTATGAATTTAATAATTAATACGCTGTATTCAAAAGAAAATTCGTATAGCATAGATCTAGGGCAGGGGGTAATAAGTTTCTGTTCCATAACGTTTAATTCTTATCGGATAAACAGACTATTGGAGGCATAAAATGTTGATAGCAGAACTTAAAGACAATCAGTTGGGATTGTTTCAGGCAGGCAGTAAGTTAGCGACGCTGTATTATGAAGATGGAGAAATAAAAGGGTTGTATCATACCAATGAAGAAGTCGTAAATTTAGATGACTTAAGGTACGGCGTAAAAATATTTAAAACAGGCAAAAAAGAGAAGTATTTGTTTGACGAAAATACGAATCAAATTAAATTAAATATGGCTGAGGAAGAAAAATGAAAATTAACTTTGATTTAGAATTTACTGCAACGATTGTTTTGGGTTATCTTGTTGTGATGTTTGGGCTTGTTTCTATGTTTGTAATTAATGACGCTAATTTAGCAACAACTTGTATTTTGACAGGGGCAGGTCTTTGCGGTGTAGGAAAAATTGCTAACACGGCTTATGATAATGCGCATAAGGTGTAATGTTTTATTTTATGTATGTATTTATTGAATCTTTTACAAAAGGTTTTACGGCGGGAGACTTCTTAAGACTTGTTAAAATTTTTGATTTTAGCGATTTAGATATAACAGTATCTATCACTTTTAATTCAGATATTTTGTTTTTTAAGTCTGTTTTAGAAATAAATTGAGGTTGGTTGCAATCTATAAAACTGTCTTTGTTTAAGCAATCTAATTCTTTTTTATTTGTTTTAATCAGATAATTTATTAACGGATTGCTATCGTAGAAACGTTTTTTATTTTCACCTTGTGAAGTTATAAGGCAAAGTAATATAAATTTGTTGTCAGTGAGTGGAACAACTATATAAAAATGTTCTTTTTGTTTTCCGACGAGTGATGGGTCGGTTATATGCCAAACTTTCCAATCTTTATTGTCATAAAAACCGATTATAACATCTTTTGAAATATCCATCTTTTAGTTAGACAACATATTATATAGGACTGTTAATTTTTTATGCGAAATATTGAAACCATCTTCTTTGACAATGCTGACAAGGTCGGAAATTTTTAATGGGATTCTTTTTCTGTTTTTTTCAACTTCGTTTTTATGCTTTACCCATTCCGGATATTTGTGCGTTAAAGCTACTATATCCCAAGTTTCATATTTGGCAAATTTATCAAGTATTGTGTTAATGGCGGTTTTATCTGTTTCAGAAAGCATATCAAATTTGCATTTTGCATTTTCTTTTATTTTAACTTTGATTTTGTCTTTATAAAAATAGGGGTTTTTTCCATTAGCGGAAGTTTCTAAAATTTTATACACATTATCAGCGACCGGTCCGTAAGGCATAGCAAAATATTTGTCGTCTGTTATTGTACGTCCATAATTCAAAAGATGGTATTTATCCGCTAAATAGACTAATTTTATAAGTTTAATTTTATCTATTGACGGAATATCAAGTTCTTTTAAGATATAGAAAATGACTTGCATTATCAATTCGTTCATAATAGTCAGTATAGCGTATTAGCAATAAAACGTCAACAAGGAAAGGAAATGAATGAACTTAAAAACACTGTTTATACTGTCATTGCTGTTGTTGTTTGGAGTGCGGCTTGTGTGTGCGCAGGATTTTTATTATCTAACGCAGGAACAGCTAAACAATTTGAACTCGCAAGCGCAGATTATATCGCTAAACAACAAGAATATGAAAGAAGAATTGAACAGTCTGTCATACGAATTAACGATAACGTCTCAAAATTATCACAATATCAGTCAGTTATTGACGCAGGAACGCTTGACTTACAACGAACTCTTGCAGAAATCAGAAAGCAGGAACTCGTTTTACAAGACAACGACGACGGCATTAGGACTTATAGCGTTAGTTTTAGCAGCGGTAATAATAATTAAATAGGGGCGAAAAAATGATTTTAGATGGTATTTCAGTAAAAGAACTTATAATGTTTGCATTTTTTGCAGGTGCTTTTGTTTTGGAGACAAGGGGATTAAAAAAGGAAATCATCAACTTGAATGAAAAGCTTTTTGAGATGAAAAAAGACTTAAAAGAAGACATTGCTCGTCTTGAAATTAAGCAAGATAAGTACAATAACTTGCAAGAACGTACGGCTCTTATTGAAGCGTCCACAAAATCGGCACACCACAGAATAAATGAATTTAAAAAGGGGAATTAATGAAACTATCAGAACATTTCAATTTAAAAGAGTTTACTGCAACTTCTCATAAGGAACTCATGGCAGCGCAAGAGGAAGAAGTAAAAGCCTATATACCGACGATAAAAACACTTTGCCTTTATATTTTAGAGCCATTAAGAAAGTTCTATAATGCGCCCATAACCGTAACTTCGGGCTTTCGTGGAAAGACTTTAAATGCAAAATCCGGTGGCGCAGGAACAAGTCAACATTGTTCCGGTCAAGCTGCTGATATTATAATTAAAGGAATGTCTAATGAAAAGATTATTGACGATTTAAAAAGCGGAAGATTGTCTCTACATTTCGGACAGGCAATTGATGAAAGGGTAAACGGCAAAGAGTGGCTGCATATCAGTCTAGGTTATCCTTTTAGACTTGATAAGCCGTGTATGCAGATACTCAAAACTATTGACGGGAGAAATTATGAAACGGCTTGAAGCAATTAAAAGGCTTTAATCCATGAAGTTTGAAATTTATAAACTAAAATATTATAATAATGATCAAAGTTGATAACAGTTGATAAGACTTGAGTAGTTTTAAAGAGAAATAAAGGTATTATAATATAGACAAATTAGTATTCACTGACTGTGCGGAGCCATTGAGTTAAACTGATTTGTTTTTTTATTTTGGTAAAAAGGGGGAGATATGACAGAATACAAGAAGCTAAAGGCAAAAGAAAAGAAAGAAAACATCAAAGTTGATAAAACACTTTTGTCCGCAGCAAAGAGCGTAGATAAAATGAGAGAAATTCTCAAAAATGCTAATATCTCTTTCGTTAAAGAATACAAAAACCTTTATAAATGAGAAAAGAAACCTACAAACACTACTACTTGGTAGATTCCTGTGCATTTGGAAGGTTTATTGACCCGGAATGCCCAGAATCAACTCACAATATCTTAAACAATATTGACAGTGGGGCTTTTTACTATATCCCTCAGTTCTGCATAACCGAAGTATTTAATATGTTTGCAAAATGGCATTTTTGTGAAGAGCGTATAGATGATTCGGCATATTTGAGTTTGAGGAATAGTTTCAAATCTCTTATTCATGACAGAAAAGTTTTATATCCCTACGATTTACATAGGTATCACAATTTGAATTGTGATAAAATCTACGAAACAGAACAGAAGACACCGAAGCCAAAAAACAAACCCAAACTATCATCATTTGACATTCTTATAATAGCAATGGGGTTGGAGTTGCAACATATTCACGGTTCAGACAATGTAACGATATTATCTTGCGATGAAAGGCTGTTAATAATAGCTGATAAACTTCACATCAAAATTGAAGAATTTAAATAAAAACAGTAATTAATAGATGATGATATACTGCACCTTAACACGCCCGATTAAGAGCGTGTTTTTTAGTTACCGTATTTTCAGTTACACCTCACATCCCCAACTTCTCCGCTTCCTGAATTATCTCCGTAGCGGTTTTCTTGTCAAGACGTTTATAATACTTCTTTACAGCAGCTTCTTGCTCTTTCGTTGAAGTGGTGTTTATATTTATTTTCTCTGCACTCATCACATCACCGAATATAACCATTGTGGCTTTGAATAGTTCCATCATCTGTTCGGGTGTCATTGTTGCTTGGACTTTTGCCATAGACTTTTCAAAAGCTTCTTTTGAACTTCCGTCAAGTCTCGGCTCCGCCCAACAATTAACAGCAAGCAAGCCGGAACAATTGCTAGGTTGTATTGCTTTAGGCAAAAACAACATAGTAGGCGGTTTAAGCGGCGGGTTGGACATATATATGCCAAAGTTCAAACAACTTATATATGATGCAATGCGCAGAGATGAGATTATTATGTTAAAGATTACGCAATAAATGGGCTTATAGTTAGCACGGTAATCGCAAAATTGAAATCATTGACGGGGGTAAAATCCAGTCGCCCCGATGCTATGAGTGAATTTAAGACTCCGACGAAAATCGGAGTCTTTTTATTTTTATAGACGCTGTTTATATATGAGCAATTTTGTGCAAACTTTTGCAAATTTGAGCAAATGAGCATATCACTCGTTAGCAAAATAATCGCACGTTTTTTAACTCTTTTTGTCTTTGGATTTTAACCGAATTTTGAATGATATGGATTGCATTGTGTTAACTGCTTCATGATTGGTTAATGAATAGTAGTCTTGTTGCGTAGTTTCAATAGATGAATGTCCTGCCAATATACCTGCTTGTAATAGTTTTCCTGTATCGCCGCCTTTTACTACAAAAGCTCTGCGCAGTTTATGCGGGGAAAATTGACTGTCAAGCTTGGATCCTTTCTTGTTTTTCAGTTTAGTTATCATTGAGGATAACACACCTTCAGTTAGTTGTCTGCCATCATCATCGTAAAAGCATATAAACGGCGTTTTAAGCGCTTTTGCTGCTTGGTATCTGTTCCATAAGTGCTTTTGTATATCTAAGCCTAGTTCAGCATCTTTATCTTGATTTATGGGGATATCTCTTTTTGAGCTATCATTTTTTGGGTACCAATTAAGATGAGGCTTATCCTGAACACGAATATATGCGTTTTGCGGATCGTCGCTCCAATTAAAATCAGTTAACTCTGTATGACATGCTTCACCAGGGCGCATAGAATGCCATAGAATCAATATACAAGCTGTTTTGATAGGTTCTTCTACATTGTCAAACAAATACTGTATTTCTTCAAGAGATGGGACATAACGCCGAAATGAGTTTTTTTCTGCTAAAAATTTTGTTTTCTTAGAGTAATCCTGAACAAACATATTTCGTTTGAATGCAAAGCTCTGCATATTCTTCAATACCCCGATTTCTCTGTTAATTGATGAGGGGAGCAACTTTTCTTCTTTTCTCTTTTTTATAAAAAATGATAATGGCACATCTGTAAAATGTTCAACAAGCGTAACGTGAGGACATATGCGCTTAAACGTTTTTATTATGGTTTCATCTATCCCTTGAGTTCGTTCCCTTTTTGTACTGGTAACATCTGCAATGTAATCGTCACAAAAGTCATAAAACGAGTAATTTGTTATAGGCAGATTGTTTTTAACCGCATAGATGTATGCCGCTTTATTAGCAGCCCAAACCTTAGCTACTTCTAATAACGGGCTTATTGCTTTGGACCTGTGGCGGGCTTTTCTGTCATCGCCCTTTCTTTCATACCAAAACACATGATAAATTTCTCCGCGCTTTTTTATATGCAGCATAATAGTTTAATCCTTGAGTATATAGCAGGGTCTTATTTTGTCCGATTGAATGGTGCATTTTGTTTCGTTAAGATACCTGCAGAAAATCTTTATTATTTTGTCTTTATAAACTAAAATTTCTTTGTTAGATTCAGGAAAAGCATAATCACATTGAATAACATACCGCTGCGCATTGCAGACAGTTGCTAAGTATTTCGGAACAAAGCGTTCTATCTCACGGCGGATTAAATCTTTTTCCGATGGGGTTAGTTTTCGTTTTTCGGACATTTAAGTTACCAATTCTTATTTTTTATCTATAGCGTTTTTGTTCTTTCCGGCAATTTGTTTCACTTCTTTTTGTATTTTTCTTTGAAGTTTTTTAACGTCTTCTGCAGGTGGTAAATGTTCAGGATATATTCCGCTGTCCGTCAAGGCTTTACGGACATTTTTATTATTGTTGAAGTGTTCGTTTGATATTGGATTTTCGCCATATATTTTTTTGTCATTCTTTAATTTGTAGTTTGTCATTTCTGTCGCTAAATCTTTTGCTTTGAGTGTTACAGTTGGCAGACAATCTGCAAGAGGTTTATTGTCTTTTATCCCAAGTTTTTGTTTCATTTTGCTTGTGTTATGTCCGCCAAATAATGCAGCGTCGCCAATGCTTCTTATCATTGCAAACCCTTTACTATCTACGCCCTTTTCGTATGCCAATGCGCTTAATTCTTTTTCACTTTCACTTAATTTAACACGGGAAGCTATCCTTTCATATTCAGCCATTTTTTGCTCTATGATTTCTTGCTTTCTTGTTTGAACAGCAAAATATGATTGAGCAATAGCAATTTGATATTTAGATGAGTCGCCATTCTGAGCAACTAAATAGCAAGCATATCTTGTTAGTTTGTAATCTTGTATTTCTCTACTGCCCCCTGCCCCAAGCTCTACGATTTTTCCCAAGTGGGAAAAATGGTCTAAAATATCAAAACCACTTGTAAAACAAGCAGTTTTTGCTTTTTCTATGACATTCAAAAACTTATCCCAACTAGCATATCCTAATATTTTCTGCAAATCTCTTGCATACCAAAACTCAACATTTCCCTCTTTGTTTGATTTTTCATCAAGTTCAAATATTGAACGGGAAAACAAATCATCCTTTTTTAATTCTGCTAACTCATTGACTTTTATTTTTTTATCGCTCATATTCTATTTCTTGTCCTTATTTTCTTCGTTTTTTTTAGGCAAAAGAGCTTCTAATTTAGCTTCTATTGATAACAGAATATCTCTTTCGGTTCTGTCTGTTTCATCTTCAATCAATTCAAAAACAGAAACCTCAAAAAAAGTTGATAAACTTCTAAGTGTTCTAAAATCATCATCGGTTATTGTCTTGGCACATTTGTCAATTTCAGGCAATAAATCCTTAATGTTGTCATTCTCCTTAAGACGATTGCTGATTTTGTTGATGAGATTTGCATAAAATCGTTTAAGTTTCATAAGTAGTTCCTTTTTTTGTTTACTGTTTTTGCACTGCTTCATCTTTTGGTGTTGATATGTTGCTTGTGTTTTTTAAATGCTTGTCAATTTCTCCGAGAGCAATTACAATGCAGCCGCCCACCATAAGAATAGTAGCAATCAGATAGCTCAAATACTGAATGGTTTGATGTGTAACCATTTCCGGATTCATTGAAACAGAAAAAATCCAAATCAAGCCGCCAATTACAAATAAAATGAAACCAAGTCCTCTAATCATATACTCTCCTTTTTCGCCCTAAAATATTTTACGGGGCATATACAAAGCATTTTAGTTTTCTCCTTTTGTTTTTTTTAAAAGCTCTTTTTCTTTTCTTTCTATTTCAAGTTCTCTTCTTAATAGTTCATTTTCTTTTTTCATCAACTCAAAGTCTTTTTGATTTACTGTTATCGTTGCATTATCGCCAGATGACGCTATATTGACGGAGTTGTCGGAAATGAAATATTCTAACGGTTTGCCAGTCGCTTTGGCGATTTTCTCAAGGCTTTCCATCTTTGGGTTGCGAATATCTCTAATCCAATTTGAAACAACAACTCTATTTGTTTTTATTTTTTTTGCAAGTTCTTCTTGTGTAAAACCTGCATCTTTAATGGCTTTTTTGATTTTTGAGCCATTTACTTTTTCGTACATACAAACTCCTTAAACTTGATTTATTCAATCATTTTGATTACAATGTCTTATCATTACTAAAACGGCACTTAAGGGACAAAAATGCCTATATTTTTCTATGTTATAATATTTGCCGTTATAAGTTTTTTGCTTATTATAGTACTTCTTATTGCAAGACCTAAAGCAAAACATCTGCATTACAGCACGATTAATCCAATACTATTAAGTATCGCAAGGCAGGCAGTTAGCCAAGACCAAACATCACAAAATTCTACTGAAAAAGAACTAAAAGATATACACAATACGATTATGGAAATTGCACGACATTGTGTAGATTTGCACACTACTGCAAGAAAAAAAACAGCTCAAAGCAACAAGGATTACATTGAAGAACTTGAGTCTGAAAATTTTATTCTCAAAGAGCTTTTACGTGATCAAATCAATAGAAAATATCCGCAAAATAAATCATTTTATTAAACTCATTTTGTTGATGTTTCAAGATTTACTCTCTCATATTTTTTATAAAAGTTTGTTGATTTTACTTCTTTCCTTAATGTATCTTTGTCATCTAAAAATTCAATAATATCAAGCAGCATAAAAAAGAGACTGCCTGTTGTTTTTATGTATCGCAAAACAACGGGTTTGTTGTTGTTAATCATATAGCTAAGGATATCTTTTAATGCTTGATATTCAGGATTGATAACTTTTTCACGTAATTTGTTTGTTTCTTCCCAGAGTTCTTTTTCCTCTTGAGGCGTTATTTTGGTTCCTTCTTTTTCTTTAGCTTGCAATAATTGAATTTTTTTAAGAATATCACGTAAGGGAACCTTATTCTCTTTTGTGTTCGTATCTTTTTGATAACTTTCTTCTATTTTTCGGTTTGTATCGGTGATTATGTCTTTAATTCTACGGATAGCTACAGTAGAGTCTATAAGGTTAAAAGCAAGAGTATTTTGAAGTTTAAACTTATATTTTAATCCTTTACGTTTGCAGTATTCATTTGCAAGTAAAATCGCATTTAAGTCATACTCTAAAAATATACGTTCTTCAATACCTCCACCGACATTAAAATCTTTGGTTTCATATAATTCACAGAACAAATTTACCGAATCTTGCAAATTTGAAAGCATTTTTATTGCTTCAGTTTTTATCGCTTTGAGATGTGTTGTTTTTTCTTCGTCATTTCTTCTTTTCTCGGAAATAACATAGAGAACAAAAGATGCGGCAAATGCTGCAATGCCAACGCCAACTACGTTTATTAAAAAATCACTACTTGATATTATTTCCCAAAACATCCAACCTCCTCTTAAAACACACGGCTTGACTTTTTTGTCAAATGCTTATGCAATATAAGCAAATAAAGAAAAGATGTTCGAAGTTTTCACTTCTTTTTCCGTCGGTATCGCTATTTATTTTTCTTTTCTTCTAAATCTTGTCGCCATTTTTTAAGGTAAATCCTAATTCAAACTTTGCGCCGACTGCTTTGGCTATTTGATGGAGTTCTGCCTCTGAAAAGTTATTGCGCTTCATTTTGTTGGCAAAATTTTGTGGTGTCTGTTTTGTTAACCTTGCAAGTTCTGCAACACTAATACCGACGTGAACACATAACATTTTAATTTTGTCTGAAGTTTTTACATTCATAAAATAAATAATCCCTTTTTTTGTTTGACTTGACAACATTAACCGAATAATGTATATTATTCATTATAAAGTTATGCAATTAAAAAGACGTTAAAAATATCCGTCGGGAAACACAAATTTTTACTCTTTGTGTATATGGTATAAAAGGATTATACACAAAGAGTTGCCAAGCTAACGCTTGACAACTCTTTGTGTATATGGTATAAAAGGATTATACACAAAGAGTTGCCAAGCTAACGCTTGACAACTTAACAGATAAAACAACATTAACATCGCCGTTAAAGTAACAAAAAAAATAAAGCGAGACGAAAATGCAACTACCACAGAATCAAGTCAAAACTACTATCTTTAATAAAAATGCTTGGGTCTCGCCTGTGGTAGGGCGCATTTACAAGCATAGTAATAGAAAAGCCGTTAAAAGAACAACTCTTGCAAGGGGCGTAAATTTTGACGGCTTTTTCTATTTTACCATAAAAAACATAAGCGTATCAACAAAATAGCAAGGATAAAAAAATGGCAACACAATCAAAATATAGGACATTTACAATGCACGAAGTAGCGGAGTTTATGCAGTGTTCGGTGTCAACAATTACACGGTTAATTATTAAAGGCAAGTTTGCACCGACGATTAAACCGGGCGGACAGCGGTTGGTAGTTGCTGAGGATTTTTGGCGGTGGATTGAAGATGAAAAAGACAGAGAGAGAGAAAGGTCAACTATTTGCGGCGTAGGATCGCAAAAAAGGGGGCGTAAGTGCGCATAAAATCAAAAAATCTTGGCAGCACAAATGAATGGAAAGCAATACCTAAAGAGATTCAAGAGTGCATAAATAAAGGTCACACGGGTGTTAGAACATACAGCGGTAAGGCAGGTAGGACAATACATTTATGTCCCAAATGCAAGATATCTTTCACATCAGATAAGGAGCAATTATGACAAAGTGCAAGAGATGCGGGCAGAACAAGATAGCAAAAAACAATGATTTTAATGCTGTGAGTATCGCAGGAGAAATAATTTGTTGGCAGTGTGGGGAAGCAGAAAAGCGGGAAGCAAAGCGCTTAAAAGAAAAAATTAAAAGAGAGGAAAGAAAATGAGAATCTTTAAGAAAATAGAAAAGCTTGTGCATAAGATTAATAACTACTTCTATGTGCGTCCGATTTTAGAGTTTTTAGCGGTTATTTTAGTTGGCGGGATAATTATATGGGGATGCTTTGCGGTATTTTCTCCTCAAAAAAGTTACGGATACGGATATCGCGGTTATGTCATTGGATCAGGAGGAGTTGAGCCGATATCTGAAAAGGTTTATTTCAACGGCGAGTATATGACTGAGCAGGAAGGATTGGATTTAATGACAGTTGCTCAGTGTTCATTATATGAGTGTGACGGAAAACACGTTTAAAAAATCAGGGTCAACACTTGAGACCCTCATAATGGAACCAAGTGTGCGACGCTGTGAAAGCAGCGGCAGAAAAAAACTCGGTGGCAAGGTTAAATCCAATTCCTGCTGCCGAGCAAAAACAGAAAACGGATTAAAAAAGGGGAGAAGGTATGAATAAAAAGTTAGGTTTGCAATTGTTATGTTGTTGCTTTTTGCAGGAGTAGTTTCAATAGCTGTCGGTATTGCTAAATGCAGCATAGTGCTTGTTTTAGGCGCGATACAGAGTTTTACGCTAGTTGTGTTAATTGCGCAACAATGCGCGGTAAATCGTCTACAAAGTCGTTTAAATTGCAAATAAAACGGGGGATTTATGATAGTTAAAGAAAAAATAAAGTCGTATCACGAGGGAGTAATATTAAAAGAGTTGTTGTCGGCAGATACACCGTTGCGCAAGTTTTCAGACAGATTTATAGAGGAAGTTGAGATAAATACAGAATCTGAAAGTTTTGATACTGTGGTGTTTTATCTAAAGAAAGGAAATCACGTTGCGTAAAAAGGAGATTTTATGCCAAGAAACGATGACATTTACGAAGTGATGAGGGGAATGAAAACGTCAATAAAAGCGATGAATGAAGCGATAGACAGTGCTTTAAATAAGCAAAAACCGCAGGAAAAGAAAGAAAACGGGTTTGATATGCAGGATTATGCAAGAAAGGTTTTAGGGTTTTAAAAAAAGGGGAGAAAATGGAATTTAAGATTATAGCGCCAACAGAAAATCAATATTTGAAGGCTATTGAATTTAACAAAGAAGAACTTAAAAAATACCTTTCAGTGCAGTTAGAAAAATATCAAGGCTTAAGTTATACCGATGAGCAAATAAAGGAAGCAAAGAATGACAGAGCCAATTTAAATGCGTTCAGGGTAGTTATAGAGACAAAACGCAAAGAGGTAAAAGCAAAATGCTTAGCACCGTATGAAACGTTTGAAAAAGATGTAAAGGAAATTTTAGCGATTTTAGACGCTCCGCTGCTTGCAATAGATGAGCAGATAAAGAACTTTGAGCAAAAAGAAGACGAGAAGAAGATAGAAGTGATACATGAGATGTACAAGACGTTGATTGACGGCAAGATATCGTCTAAATTATTGACTTTTGAGAAACTTTGGCAGGATAAGTGGCTGAATAAATCAGTAAGACTTAATGCTGTCAGAGACGAATTAGACAGCAAAATAACGGCATTTGTTAATGATTTAGAAGTAATAAACGATTTGCAAACAGAATTTTCAGATGCAGTAAAAGACAAATATATTCAGACTTTGGACTTGGCTACTGCTCTTGCCGAGAATAAGCGATTAATAGCGCAGAAAGCAAGTTTAGAAGAGATTAAAAAGAATAAATCCGATCAAAAACAAGAACCGCAACAGCCTATTCTTACAGCACAAAAAGAACAGGTATATAGAACGACAATGACAATCAGAGCAACATTGACACAGATAGAGACGCTAAAGAAATATCTCAAGGCAAATAATATAGAAATCGTAGTTGATAAAAAAGGAGATACGGAAAATGGAAAATAAAAACTCGTTGGTTCAAAAAAAAGAAAAGGCAGTATTTAGCACGTTTTTGACCTCTGACGGAATGAAGTCAAAAATCAGTCAGATTTTAAGAGGAAAACAGGGTGATAATTTTATCAGTTCTTTAATTTCTGCCGTATCACTTAATCCGTCGTTACAAGAATGTGAGCATATGTCTATCTTTTCAGCGGGACTTCAAGGAGCAGTGCTTAATTTATCTCCAAGCCCACAATTAGGACACTTCTACTTAGTTCCCTATAACGACAATAAAAGAGGTCGTATAGTGGCACAATTTCAGATAGGGTACAAGGGCTATATTCAGCTTGCAATACGTTCCGGGCAATATGAAGATATTGATGTTATTGAGATTAAAGAAGGCGAATACAAGGGCAGAGACAAACACACAGGCAAGCCTGTTGTTGAGTTTATAGAAGACGACGCACAAAGAGACGCACTACAAACAGTCGGATATTTTGCGTATTTTAGATTGTTAAATGGGTTTACAAAATCTGTTTATTGGACGAAAGAAAAAATGGAATCGCACGCTATAACCTACTCAAAAGGATATAAAGCAAAAAAAGGATATACCTTTTGGGAGAAAGATTTTAACGCAATGGCGTTTAAGACTTTACTTAGACATATTATATCCAAGTGGGGAATAATGTCGCTAGAAATGCAGTCTGCTTATGAAAAAGACCAATCGGTTGTTAATGAGCAGGGAATGCCTGACTATGTTGACAATGACGACACACAAAGTCCAAAAGAGATTGAACAGCCAAAACAAGAAACAATAAGTGAACCGCAAACAACAGAAGAAGAAGTTGAAATACCGTTCGGGAACTAATCAAATGAACAGAGAAACTTGGCTAAAAGAACGAATGAACGGTATCGGCGGAAGTGAGGCTTCCGCCATACTTGGAATGAATCCGTACATGACCAACGTTGATCTGTGGAAAATCAAAACAGGCGAGATAGTAAGAGATGTTCCCGATAACAAAAATATGAAGTACGGGCGTGAAGCGGAACGCCATTTAATCAATCTTTTTGCTCTTGATTATGAAGGGAAATATGAAGTTGCAAGGGTTGAGCCGTACACGGTTGAAAGGAATAAAAAATATCCGTTTATTTTTGGAACTTTTGACGCAAAGCTAAAAAGAATATCGGATAATGCACAAGGAATACTTGAAATAAAAACGGCTAATATCTTGCAAGCACAGCACAAAGAAAGGTGGAATAGACAAGTTCCTCAAAACTACTACATACAGTGTTTGCATTATTTGCTTGTAGATGAAAAGTATAAATTCGCAGTGTTAAAAGCGCAGCTGAAAACAGAATTTGACGACGAAATACAATTACAAACTAAACACTATTTTTGGGAACGGTCAGACGTTCAAGCGGATTTGGAATTGTTATTAAAAGCAGAAATAAAATTTTGGGGAAGCATCAAAAGCGGTCAATGTCCTGATTTAGTTTTACCGCCGATATAAAGGAGAAAAGATGAGCATATATAGAGAAATTTCAACTGAAGAACTTGCAAAAATTCTCAAAGAGCATTCTGAATGGTTGGAAGATAGTAGTAAGGGAAATCGTGCGGATTTACGCTATGCGAATTTACGCTCTGCGAATTTACGCTCTGCGAATTTATGCTATGCGGATTTACGCTCTGCGAATCTACGCTATGCGAATTTATGCTATGCGGATTTACGCTCTGCGAATTTACGCTCTGCGAATTTACGCTCTGCGGATTTACGCTATGCGAATTTACGCTCTGCGAATCTACGCTCTGCGGATTTAGACTCTGCGGATTTACGCTCTGCGGATTTAGACTCTGCGGATTTAGACTCTGCGGATTTACGCTATGTGGATTTACGCTATGCGAATTTACGCTCTGCGGATTTACGCTATGCGAATTTACGCTCTGCGGATTTACGCTATGCGAATTTAGATAAAAGATACATTCAAATTTCTTGTATCGGTAGCCGTAAAAGTATGACTACTTATTGTTTTGACGACGATAGGGTTTGGTGTGGTTGTTTTGCGGGAACGCTGAAAGAATTTGAGAATAAAGTCAAAGAAACTCATAAGGATAATAAACAGTATTTATCAGAATATTTGGGCTTCATTCAATATGTTAATTCCTTGAGGGACAATAAATGAAAAACGCAGAATACAATGAGCAAGTAGCAGTCGTGAAATATTTAGATGTTGCATACCCCAACGCCCTATATTCTGCGTCTTGTGGCGGAATGAGGACAAGCATAGGCGCAGCTAAAAAGATGAAAACAAGCGGTTACAAAAAGGGTTTGCCTGACTTGATGATATTTGAGCCACGAGGCAGTTATCACGGGCTTTTTGTTGAAATGAAAGCGCCTTTGATAAAAAGCATTTCGCAAAAGGGCAGGACTTCGCCTGAACAGCTAGAGTGGCAAGAAAAACTCAACGAAAGAGGATATATGGCGATTGTTTGTTATGGGTTTGAAGAGGCAAAGAAAGCGATTGACGGGTATTTGAGATAACAAAATGAGGGAGTGGCGGAATTGGTAGACGCAGACAACAACTATAAGGTTTGAAGTGTGTAGGATTGATTATCTTGCGCAATTCAGTAAACAAGCCCTTAAATTAAGTTACCGAAAACCGATTGGCTCTTAATCAAAGCCGAAAAGTCCATAAAACTATTATGGTATGCAGGTTCAAGTCCTGCCTCCCTCGTTAAAAAAAAGGAGAGTAAAAAATGAAAGAATCAAGAACGATTAAAGAAGTGAGTATGGAGACGTTAAAAGACAAGGTAGAAAAGTATGTAAAAACGCTTGACGTAATGAAAGCGGGGCTTGAACGTAAAGAAAAAAATATGCAGGCTGAAGCCAAAAGAAACGCAGACAAATTGAAAGAAAAAAAAGCAAGAGTAAAGGTTCTCATAAAAGAAGTTGAAGGATATTTAAACAGAGCGCAAAAAGAGATAACAAGACGGGAAAAACAAAAAGGCAAAAAAAAATGAACAGGCAAATTAAGTTTAGGGTGTGGCACAAAAAGCAAAAACGAATGCTTATAGTTTCAAATATTGAATGTAACATTAAAGGAATTATTTTTGGGATAGACACATATATTAATTTAGTAGAGAACTACGATAGACAATATTCAGATATTGAAGAAATTAACCTTATGCAATTCACAGGTCTTTTAGATAAGAACGGCAAGGATATTTTTGAGGGTGATATTATAAAGGCTGAAGTAATAAATAGCTTTTCGGGTGACAAAAATTTAAATAAAGTCATTATAAGGATAGTGAGTTATTATGAGACACAATGTAGTTTTGCTTTTGGTGCTTACAATCCTTTAAACCTATTTAATATTGAAGTTATCGGCAACATCCACGACAATCCTGAACTTTTGGGAGAAAATTATGAAAGCAACGATAAAGAGTCTAAATAGAATCGTTGATGTTTGCAGTGTTGATTTTGAGAATAGACTTGTCTATTGGTTTGACGGACAGTATGACAGGGAATATCCTCCTAACAAGTTGTTTGAAATGGCAAGTTTTGATGATGTTGTTTTTGATGAAAAAAATTGAGTTGCTTTTTTAAAGACAAAAACAGAAGGAAAAAGAACAATGAAACTAAAAAAGAAAGTGTACATTTCAGGAAGGATAAGAGGAAACAAAAACTATAAAGCGGAATTTGCCGCAAAGGAGAAAGAATTAAAGGCGTTAGGGTATGAAGTGCTTAATCCTGCAAAAATAACGCTTAAAAGCGACAAGAAGGCGTTTAAAAAGGCTTTTAGTTTGTTGTTAATGGCAGATTGTTTTTACGGATTGAAAGGATGGGAGAAATCGTACGGAGCGCAAATAGAAATAGCGTTTGCATTAAGGGCAGGGTTAGAGTTTTTGGATAATAAGACAGTTTAAATAAGACGTGGCGCGTATAGTATTTGTTTGCGTCAAAAAAGCAGCAGCAATAAGAAAAATTAAGACGATAAATAGGAAATGTTATGGCAAGTCCGCAAACGGAAGACGGGTACACTAAAATAGCAAATGAGCTTTTATGGGAATTTGGAAAATTTGGGTTTTCTCAAATTCAATATCAAATTCTAAGCTATGTGCTGCGTATGAGCTATGGTTTTAATAAAAAAACGGCAATTATCAAGCAAGTAAGTATTGCTAATGATTATAATCTTGATCGCAGTTTAGTTAGCCGAAATTTTGCAAAACTTAAAGAAATGAATGCTTTAATTTTTGCGGAAAACGGGGAACTTGGAATCAATAAAAACTATGAAGATTGGCAAAAAGAAAAGTTGACTAATAGTCAACAAGTTGACGAAAAGTCAATTAAGGTTTGTTGTGGAATAGTCAACAAAAAGTTGACTAATAGTCAACAAAAAGTTGACGAAAAGTCAATTTTATCTAATGTAATAAAGAAAAAAGAAAACTTAAAGAAAAAAGACTTACCGGAGGCTTCCGCTCCGGACGCTCAACTTTCGGAAAAAAATAAAAAAGAGCAAAGGCTTAAAACCTTAAATCCTTTGCAAAAATTTTCAAATTCGGTTTTACAAAACTTTGAACCTGACAGCCAAACTTGGAACTCCCAGCAAAAAGGGATTTGGTTTAAGCGTAATGCCCGATGTTTGAGTGATATTCTCAACTTCTGCCGTAAAGACGAAGACTTGGCTATTGAGGCTATCCGCCGATGTTGCCGCACAATGAAAACGGCAAATATTGAAAACTTCGGCTATGAAGCTGTCGTGAGAAATATTGCAAATTACGAGCGAGAGGCGAGGGAAATATGCCAAAAGAAAAAGAACATCAGCAAGAATACAGCACAAGCCCAAACATAGACGGCGCTAAATGCAAAGAATGCGGCAGTGTGTCATTTTGTGGCGGCTCTTGTACAAACTTTTGCAAAATATGCGGCGGAACAGACGGCAAAACAAGCAGAGGTTATATTTCAGGGATAACAAAAGACGGCAACAATACGACAATCGCCTGCAACTGCGCACACGGACACAGGCTCTCAAAACGCAGAAATATGGCAATGCTTGACAGTTCCATATCGCCCAACAACGTGCTTGAAAACACTGTTGCCGTCAAAGACACAGGCTTTAAATATCTTTTCGTCAGTAAAACTTATGACGGAGAATTTGTTATAAACAGGCAAAACCCGACAATGAAATTGATTGTTGATTTTGCAGGCTAATTCATCGCTGCAAGAACAGCGATAAAACAGGTTGAACAACGGGGGAACAATGGGAAAATGAACTTTTGGGGGAGAGATGACAGAGAAGATATTTTTTATTTAGCGGTTGTTTTTTTATGCTTGCTTGTGGTGTTATACCTGTGGACAAACGATTTTAGGGCATTGCTGATACTGTGGGATGGACTTTGGATGGGTGCAGTTATCAATTCACATATCCAAGAAAAAAGGCGGTTAAAATGACCCAAGAGAAAGAGAGAAGGTATGCGTTGGTTGTGTTAGATAGCGCAAAATGCAGCACTGTAGAAAAGCACGGATGCACGGTTTGCTACAGCGATATAGAGTGCTTAGGTTACAATTCTTTCTCAACCGAATCCGAGCTTGTGGAGAGGATGGCGAGGGGGATATGGTCTGTTAAAAAACGTGCTGAAGAAATCCAATTTGGTTCGGGCAGAACGTTTGAAGGATTGTCCGAAGCAGGTAAAAATAATCTAAGAGAATTAGCACGTGCAGCACTCAAGGCAATGGAGGGGGGGGGGATGAGGGA